CATCCTCCCATGCGGCGGCTTCATCCCTGCTCGCTGTCCATTCCACTGGACCGCAATAATTGGTGCAGAGAACGTAAATCTGCGAACCAGGCGGTGCAGGCAACGGCTCGATTGGCTCTTGTTTGTTATTCATGCTCAGGGTCTCCCCGTGCCTGACCTTTGTCGTTCGGTAGATGCCGCCAGTGGGTTGGCTCGTAATAGACATACATACTCATGTCCGGTAAGAACCACAATGTTCCGTGCTGTTGTAATTGTGTTTCGTTTCTGCACCCCTTCTCGTCGTCTATCTTGGTCATCACTACCACGTTCCTGGGAGGAATATGTTTCGGATATTCGTACCATGTGAGTGCCGAACCAGCCGATGCAGCGGACGGCTGTGGGCCGTCACGCTGCGGTTGAGTGTTTGAGTTTGAATCCATAAATTCTAGCCGCCGCTGATCTTGGTGTTAGATGGCTTGGCTTTTTTGGCAGCTAGATGCTTGTTCAAGGCATCGCAGGCGGTTTGATGCGCCACCTGTTGCAGCCAGCCGATCTTGCCTTTTTCGATAGCCATCTTCAGCGCATACTCACACTCTTTCAGCGCTTCGAGTATTTCGTCGCCATCTAACCCGGCGTCGCAGCGAACCTTCGGTTCGCCGGTCAGTTGTGCGTTTTCGGTGTTTGCCATATTATCCTTAATCTCTCAGGTCGCTGGACTTGGCGTTCGGCGTCATTTCACGCTCTCCACCCATACGGCGGCGTGGTAGTATCGCCACTCCGCATTATGCCAGCCATTCGTTGCGGGAGGACCTTCCAGGACTTCGCACGTTTTCAGAACAAAGGCGGCGTTTGTTCCACGTCCCCACGTCACCGAGTGGACGATGGACACCGGCGCGTTGGTGGTCTGGAAGTTGATGCGCTCGATCACATGCGCCGCGTTTGTGATCACTCGAAAGCCATCATCACGTTCGTAGCGCACGTAGTTCGTCTCAGCTCTATAGTGGAGAGGTTTTATTTCATCGGCCATCACGCCGAACCATGCGCTGGAGGCAACAGCCGCCAGCCCGATGATTGTGAGGAATCTCATTTTCATAAATCGTTTGACGAGTTCGAGGGTTCAGTTACTCCGGGGCGGCTGCGCCTCAGCTCGGTTGTTCGGCAACTTCGGCAACGGCCACCAGTAATCAGGTGTGCCCCAACTACGGCTGAAATCGACCCAGCAGGGTTTCTCCCTAAACGACGGCTTGTGGTGGTAGTAGGCGATTGACCATGCGCTAGTGTGGTCCATCTCCGGGTCCGCAGCGTAATATACGAGCACCATCTCGGAGTGGTCCCAGCCTTTCTTGCGCGGCGGTGGTGCCGAACCATCCGATGCAGCGGACGGCTGTTCCGCGTTCTGGTCTGGTTGTTTTGATGTTGGTTCACTCATAAATTCTAGCCGCCGCTGATCTTAGAGTTATGCCTCGTTGCCCCACGTCGTCCAATTCGGGCGTTCCCGGCGGGCGAACAGTTCGAGATACGGGCCGGGAGACACGCTCTCGACGATGGTTTGGAACTCCTCCGGCTTTGCGCTGTGGCGGCCTCGCGGCCAGTTCCACCAGTTGCGGTCGAGTCGTTTCTTTGCCGCGAGCTTTCCGCGACGGCAGAACAGTATCGGCTCGACGCAGAGCGAGAACGCGCCACCGAGTCCGATGCCCATTGGTGACTTGAGCCAGTAGAGCATTGTTGACGGCTCGAATCCCCAAGCGCGGGCGATGTCGTAGGTTTCGCGCACATAGGCGTTGATTGTCCAGATGTAGAGGTGTGCATCATCATTTGCCTTTTCTTTCACGGGCATTGCCGCGATTTCTTCGACGGTCATTGTCCGATATTCGAGCGGGTTGTTTGTGGTTTCGATTGTCTTGCCGTGATTCACCTTGCCGCTCTCGCGTTTCGGGCCGGTTGATACGTTCCACGGCGGGTCTGCTACGATTGTTGAGAACTCACCGACGAGGCATAACAAGTCACTTGAGCGAACTGCCACGGGCCTTGGCAGTTCGAGTGTTGGTAGCGTGTCGGTCGTCATGGGTTATTCGCGTGGCAGTCGCTCAGTTCCGTCGTTCGGCGGCGGCAGCATCACGTCATGCGCTGGTCCTCGCCATTGGTAGAGTCCCATCGGCGACGACAGCCAGCCATCGCTTCCATCACCCTTTCCAAGCGGTATCCACCACATTCCTTGCCCCCACGCTCGCCATCGGGTTTCGCCATTCCATCGCCCATCGCGGGCCTTGCATTCATACCAGCCTCGGCGCTTTGGTTTCTCGTAGCTACTCCTCCAACGCCGCCGAACCATGCGCTTCAGCGAACGGCGGGATTGCGTCTTGCGTGTTTTCATAGAGTCTTTGGCCCGCCGTCGCTGAGCTTGACGATAGGCGCACAGAGGTTTTGCCCCTGTGCGCCAGTCAGATTCACAGCGTCAGTCCGTCCGCCGTTTTCTCGATCACCGGCGATTCGGGGTTGTAGCTTTGCGGGTACGGGTTCGGCTCGTTCAGCCGCTTCAAGTCCATGCCCAGCCACATGATTGCTTCTTGGAGTTTCGTGATTGTCAGCGAGCGTTCCCGTGAGGGTGCTCCCTGCTTCACCTGTTGCAGTATCGCATCTAGGTCTTTGCGCCACTGTTTGTCGTTTGCTACTTGGTCTTCGTCCATGTTTCCTTTCGTTGTTTCTGCGTCTCACACAGCGCCTATCAAGACGCTGCACCTAACCGCTCGCAGACTCGCGGTAGGTGAGCTATTCGTTAGGCATCACGGGGTATCAGGCTGTTGACCATGCCGATAATCCACGCCGCGAAAACCACGATGCCGAGTCCGGGCTGTCCCGCTTGCCACAGGATTGATGATGTGTAGCCGATGGCGCCGCCGACTGCCGAGTTGATTACTGTTTGTCTGTTCATGTGATGCCTAACCATTTGCTGATGCGAACGGGGATGAGCCGTTCACGATTGTTTCGATTTCAACGTCTGCGGCGGCTCATCCCCGTCGCATAGCGCACCGTTCGACGACTTCGCGCGTTCGTCCGCGAGTATCTTTTGGGCGAGCGTTCGAGGTCGAAGCGGAAGTTCGCCTTTGTGTTCGATGCAATCCTCACACTCCGCGAAGATGTAGCACCAGATGAGTTCTACGAGCTTTCGCTGGCTTTCGGTTGGCTTGTATCGCCACGTCACAGTTAGCGATCCGTCCGTGTTGTCTATGTGCCCAATTTTCACCGCCGCATCCATCGGCAGCAGTTCCAAGAGTTCACGCATCCGCTCCCGTTTTCCTAGCCCGTCTTCGTGCAGGCTGTGCGGCACTCGGTTGAGCATGTCATTGCTGAAGAATGTTTTGATTCGTTTCCACATACGTCGTCGAACAATGCGGTCGAGCCAACAGCCGGCCCGGCACGCGGGTTTCAGTTTGGGAGTCCTCGATGGGCCGGCTGTGGCTCACCTTGGTCGTTGGCCTCCTGCATTATTTCCATTCCGTTGCGTATTGGGATTGATGCTCCCCGCACGCCTTGCACTGGCGGCAGCCGATGCGATTTGGGGAGTATTCCAGCGTGACGTGCATGTGTTCCCCCCAAGTATGGCCGCGCACCTGGCAGAATATCCCATTTGTGATGAGCATAATTAGGACATTTGTGATCGAGCCGTCGGCTTGCATGGCTTTGATGTGGCTCTTGGCTAGATCATCCATGTTGACGGCGGCCAACAAAACGCTGGAGGCAACAGCCGCCAGTCCCACTGCTAGTCTGAGTTTATTTTTCATAGATCACTTTCTTTGTTGGCTGAGGTTTCCGCCGGGCGGCTGCGCCTCAGCTTGGTGTTCGGCTTGCGCCAGACGCTGCTCGCAATGCTCCATGCGTCGTCAACTGTCAACCTGTAGTGGACTCGGTAGGCGTCTGGGATTCCGCAGCTCCGAGGTTCCCATTCCCGCCAGACGAGTCGCAGAAACAGCCGGAGCCGCCGAACAAAACGCTTCAGCGAAGCCGCGGGAGCGATCACGTTGTCAGGTTTCGTCTTCATCGCGGCTCGCTGAGCTTGGTGTTCGGCGTCACGGGCGACCGTTCTTCTTTCTGCAAGAACGCTGGCACCTGGCGCAGGCGATGGTTGTTCCAACTCTTTTGGATTCTGTAAAGGTTGGCGTGAAGGGATTTCCACACATGATGCAGATTTTATCCGTTGACGCCGAACCAGCCGGATGCAGCGAACCGGGGGGTCGCTCGGCAGTTGAGTTTGTTTGCATATTCACGGTTTGGGTTGTTTGCCCGGTCGCTGATCCGGAGCGTTAGCCTTTTCAGCCACGCTTCCATTTCATCGTTTGTTTTGCGATTGTGCGCGGCCTTTTCTTCATCCGTCATAGTCGCCCAGGTCTTCTTCCAGGCATCGGCGCACACATGGCAGCACATCCGCCTTTTGTGACCAGTGAAGCGTCTGCCGCACTTTAGGCACTCGCATAGGTAGTTGCCGTTTTCTAGGTGTGAATCTTCCGGCCAGTCCCCGCAGTCAGAACCATAGTGGCATAGGAAGCACGCCTCGCCTTCCACCGTCGCCGAACAAGGCGCTTGAGCGAACCGGAGGCTCGCCATGCACCCTGGGCATGTCTCCATTTGATCGTCTATCTCGCATCCACACTTATTGCAGTTCATACGTTCGCCTCCGGTCGCTCAGCTTGGGTGTTGGGCGGTGCTATCGTCACCACCACGTCGGCAAAGGCTAGGTTGCGGCCGAATAGCCGCAGTTGTTCGCGTGTCGTGTGAATTATCAGGCGCGGCTGCCCTTCGTCATCATCGCCTGCCTCTACGCACCGCCCAATAAGCTCACTGGAGCGAACCGGAGGCTCGCTTTCAGCCTTCGCTTTCGCCTGTGTGTAAGAACAGCGGTCTCGTTTCATTATTTCACTGATTGTCATTTTTGTTGTCCCATTCCCGGTGGCGCAGCGGAAATTTAAGTCATTCCAGTTCACCAGTGCCCCTGGCTTTCCGTGGGATCGGCCAGCGCCAGCGCGCGATAGTCGCACTCGTCCCCGAAATACCAGCGGAGGCAATCTACCGGCTCCTTGCAGGCGCCCTTCTGGCCGTCCTGCCCGGTCCAGGTCTGCAAGGCGTAAATGGTGTTCTTGCACGCGCTGGAAATCCGCAGCCGCGGCCGGTTGAAGTAATCCACCGGCTTGGTTTCATCGTAATCGAGCGCGTTGTTGATGGCTTTGATGCCATCCTCGATCGGGGTGCCAGGGGCGGGGCGGAAGTTGAGCCCGATGTCCGCCAGGCTCTCGAGCAGGGTCACCGGCCGGTCGCCTTCCGGCTTGGGCGTGCTGGCAAAGCGGGAGTCGATCAGGCGCGCGGCGATTTCTTCTTCCGCTCCGTGGTATTCGCTCCAGGCTTCGATCTGCGCATCCGTGGCGCCTTCGGTGTAGTCGCGCCAGGCTTCGAGCCGGGCGATCTCCTCCTTGTAGCGGAGGTAGCCGAAGCCGAAGCCTTCCTGGCCCGGTCCGGGCGCGCCGTCCTTGAGTTTGCCGTCCGGGAGCGCCCAGGGTCCGGGAACGCCGATGCCGGGAATGAAGTCGCTGCCCGGCCATTCGCGTTCGACCCAGTGGGTGTTGTCGGCGGCAGCGCGGATCCAGAGCATGAAAAAGTTCCTCCCAAATCCATGCGGGTCGGCCAGATGATAGCGCGTGCCTTCGGTGGGGATCCCTTCCGGGGCCACGGTATGCACGTCCAGGTGGAACTTTGGAAACTGTGCAGAATAAGTTTTGTGCGCAACGCCATAGAATCGCTCCTTGATGAACGCATTGGATTTACTGCCGATGGTCGCCCAGATGTTCTTCGGGTTGCCATAGGGGTTGTCGGAGGAGTGAAAGAAAACGACGGCGCGCAGCAGGTCGGTCTTGCTCACGCACCGCATCACGCGCGGCACGCGCTCGAACTCGCGCCCGGCCGGCACGGCGGGCTGGCCGGTCTGGCCCTCGAGCCAGAGCTCGCAATTCTCGGGGCGGCTCTGCGGAAAGAGCGCGGCTTGTTTGGTGCGGGCCGCCGTCTTGATCTGCGCCAGTTCGTCTTCGGTCAAACCCAGCGCGCGCGCCTCGTCCGGCGGGCCGCCGTCTTTCGGGCAGAGGAACGCCGTCGAGTGGCGCGTGACCTGGGCGCCATCCTGGAAGAGGCGCACCGTCTCGGAGTAGCCGGAGACCGGGGTGAAGGTGATGGGCATCCGGCCGTTCTTTTCGGCGATGCGCAGTTCGAGGGTTTCGACGAGGTCAGGCGGGATCAATTCGTCGGGCCAGATGATGTCGAGGTTGGCGCCCTCGACGCCGAGCTGCGCCTGCTCGTAGGTTTTGAAGACGCAATCCGACAGGGTGTCGAGAATGAATTTCTGGTCGCTGAAGCCGGTTTGTTTCTTGTAGGCAATGTAAGTGGTTGGGGACTGGATTTTCTTCTTGAGATGGACCGGCATGAATTTCCAGAAGATGGGCTGCTGGTAGTCGATGCTCATGCGGAGGTTCGAGTGGAAGGCCCACGCGCGCGACTCAGGCTGGAGACGCAGGACGCGCACGACCCGTTTGCCGGCGTATTCGGACTTCGACCCGCGCTGGCCGCCGTTGATGAGCAGGACCGACGCCGGCCGCTCGAAGCCCAGCAGCCGGCGCATCCGCTCCGCCCAATCGGGATCGACCCACGGGAAACCGAGGATCGCGTCGCAGACTTTCCAGATCGGGGGTTCCCAGCCGTTGGCGTAGGGATCGGCGCGCTCGGCCGCAATGGCCTCCTCGCGATCGGCAATGAAGCGGGCGAAATCCTCGGACCCCATGCACATCGCCTCGGCGGCGGTGGGCAAAGCCAGGACGGGATGGGGGGAGGGTTTCATGTTGGTTTGATCTGAAGCCGTTCCCAGTTTTGTTCAGTCACGCGGGCGACTTCACCGGTGAAGCCGCACTGGATTTCGATGCACCGTGCGGCGGTCAGCAAGCGCACCTTGGCCACGGGCCCGGCATCGGCGCGGCCCAGGGCGCATTGCGCCGCCCACAGGAGAAAAGCCCAGTGCGATTTGGCCAGGAAGATGTGGCGCGGACAGAGGTGAAGGTCGCCGAGTTCGTCGGCCAGTTTCACGGCGTCAATCGGCACGGTGGCGGGCGGCAGGGCAATGTCGATGACGGTCGCGATGTTGGCCGCCGGACAGCCGGCGAGTTCGAGGGATCGCTTGAGTTCAGTGACGCTCATAGGAGGTAGTTGATGGCCGGTTGGCCGGGTTGTTCGTGGAATTGCAGGCTGGGCCAGTCAAAGTAAAGGTGCCGGCTGGCGTTTTGCTGGCTGCCCGGCAACCGCTGTTTCGAGAGGATGAACTTGGCGTCCCATTGGCGGAACATTTTCGCGATCTGCGCGTCGCAGTCTTCCTGCAAGAGTTCGCCGGTCTGCACCTGCGCGCGCAGGTCGGCAATCTTCTCGCCCTTCTTTTCGTTCCGCATCATGCCGATGACGTTGAAGGCGTCGTCGGTCCATTTCTTCGAGCCGCGGACCTTGAGTTTCTGCGAGCCGTCGCCCTTGTTTTCGTGGATGACGAGGAAAACGTGCGCGCCCGTCGTGACGGCGAAGTTGGCGAAGAGCGCGGCCACGAGGCCCTGGGTGGTGTAGTCGTCGTCCTCGATGCCGATGCGGCCAACGGAATCGACGATGAACACCTCGGTGCCTTCCTCTTTGCGGAGCCAGCGGAACACGTCGAGCAACTGGCGCCAGTCGCCGATGCCGAGGAAGTTGTAGAGTTTGACCCACTTTTGCAGGAACCCGAGCGAGTGCACGAAGTCCTGGACGTGTTGCGGCTCGTTGAAATCCATCTTGTTCCGGCCGATCATCTGGCGCTGCATGATCCAGTAGGTGACCCAGGGCGGCACCTCGAAGCTGGCGGTAAAGCTGCGCACGCCTTGCTTGGCCAGGCAAAGGGAAATCTGACCGAGCATCGAGCTTTTGCCGGAGCCGCTGTCGCCGGTCATCACGGTCATTTCGTAGGGGCGGATTTTGAATTTGAACGGGAACGGCAGTTCCCACCCCGGCTCGGTGCCGCCTTTGTGGCTTTCCCACATCTTGCGGATCTCGGCCTCGAAATCGACGGCGCAGGAGATGTTCTGCGGATGGCTGGCGAGGTGTTTGGCGGCGCCCGAGCGGAGGCCATCGAGGTCGCGCTGCATTTGTTCGAGCTGCGCCTCGGAGAGGCAGCCGGCCGGGCCGATGCGGTCGCGCCAGGCGGCGGTCATCTGGACGGCTTTGCGGGCGATGAATTTCTCGGCGACGATGCCGAGGTAATGCTCGATCATCGAGGGGCCCATTTCCGCCGAAGCCAGGTCGCAAATGTAGGGATTCCCGCCCACCTGATCGAGTTTGCCCGTGTCGCGCAGGCGCTGGGCAAGGAGAACTTCGTCGGCGAACTTGCCTTCGGCCCGCAAACCGGCGATGGCCTGGAAAATGTCGCGATTAGCGAGCGAAAAGAAGGCTTCCGGCGACTGGAGACGTTCGAGGCAGAGGTCCACGGCGCCGAAATTGCCTTGGAGACTCGCGGACAGGGCCAGAATCGAGCCCAGCACGGCCTTTTCGGCTTCGAGCGAGTGCGGAGGGAGGGTCTCGGAGGTGTTTTGAGTCATTCAATCCCCCTCAAGACGTTCAACTGGCGGCGGACCTGGCGGAGTTCGGTCAAAACGGGCTCGGCGGCGGGTTTGCCCTTCAATTCGAGGGCCAGACTGGCCAATTCCGAGAGGCGATCTTCGAGCGCGCCCATTTTTTCTCCGGCGGCGCCATTTTTTTTGCCCAGCGCCTCCCCTCGAGCCTTCGAGTGACCTGCCACCCAGTCGGCAGTGAATCGGAGGACCAAAATCCGGCGCCAGTTTGACAGCGGACGATCGGATTGCACGACGTTGGCGAACCAGCCCAGGACCCACGCTTCGGGAATGCCCGGAGAGATGCCGCGGGACATGTCGCCCGGCCAGGTCTGGGCGAAGGCCAAAACCTCCTCCTCCGAGGGGACCGAACTCTTCGAATCCGGGGGGGGACTCCCTTCCCCAGTTCCCCTGTTCCCGTTCCCTGATTCCAATGTTCCAGTGTTCTGTGTACAATCTGCTGTAAAGTCCGCTGTATGTTCCGCTGTACAATCCGCTGTACAATCCGCTGTATGTTCCGCTGTTTTTCCGAAAGCTGATTTGGTGTTTAAAACGCTGTAATCCAGGACGGTAATTACGGTCGCAATGTTGTCCATCCGGTAGGAGATTTTTCGCAGGTCCCGGAGGTATTCCAGGAAGTCGCGCGCTTTGAGTCGTGACCAGCCCCATCTTTCGGCCAAATTGACCACGCTGCGGCCGACCTGACCGGGCTTCAAATTGACGTTCATTCCGCGCACCATGATGGTCCGGGAAGCGTCATTGGCCAGCAGCCAGAGATCGAGCCAGGCCTGCCCACGGCTGAACGGTTCGCAAAGCCAAAGGTCGTCGCTGGCGAACTGGCGGTCGATGACTACTGCAGCTCCGGAAAGGTCTTTGGCCATGTCAGAATGTTCCACGTGAAACAGGTTTTGAAGAGTTGCAATGCGGCGTCATGGGTGGCGATGGGCGGAGGCGAACTTCTTCGCGTTCACCACCAGGTCGGTGGCGCGCCACAGCGGCGAGACTAACATGCGTTCGTGGCATACGGTGCATTCCCAATGGGCGTTGATGGTGTCGTAGGTCAAAATGACGTTCGCCTTCCACTTTTTTGCTTTGGCCTTGGGACTTTTCATGGTTGATCGCGGAAGGGATAAACCGTGCCTTCGCTCGGGTGCAGGGTGATTTCCTGGCCTTCAGAGTATTGCGTGCGATCGAGGGTGTGGCAGAGGGCGCGGTCGCCATTGGCCAAGCGAACCTGGACGAGGTGGCGGTTGAGGATTTTAAGTTTGGTGACCCGACCCTGCACCACCGTAATGGCCGCCGGAACTCCTGGCTGGTCCGTGGCGCGGCTTTTTTCTTCGAGGAGGACAATGGACCCATTCACCCCGTTCAGTCCTCCAAAGCCGTTTGGCTTCGCCAGACCGAGCGCCACGAGCACACTGTCGAATCCTGCTTCGCTGAGGAGCCAGGTGTCGTCATCGACTTTGAGAACGGCGTCCGGCGGAAGTTTGAGCCGGGCCCGGCGGATGCGGGCCAGCGGCACCCGAGAGGCATCGGCAAGTTTGATTTCGGAGTAGTAGGTCATGGCGCGGGGGGAAGTTCGAGCGGTGCCGGGGTGATGTTTTTCATGGTGTCGAGGTAGGCGTTCAAGGCGTCGTGCGGGCTGACGCGGATCTGCTCGATGGACTCGGTGCGGGTGGTGGCTTCGCCGGCCAGGAGCTGGCCGCCTTCGATGGCGATGTTTTTTCCCACCGCCAGGTCTCGAGGAGTCATCTTTTTGCGGCGCTGGGGATCCAACAGCGCCTCGATCTCGGCCTCGGCGTAGAGGTCGGCTATGAAGAAGTTCTTTCCCGCCAGCCGCGTCTGTTCCCTCTGCAACTCGAACGGCTCGTTGTCGCGAATGGACATGACGGTGTAGTTGTTCATGCCCAGACGTTTCGCAATCCGGTTGATGCCAATCTTGGCGGCGAGCATGGTGATGCACTTCTTGTAGTCGTCCGGGCGGTGCTTGTACACCCACTCGGCCGTGTAGTCGGGCCGGCCCTTGGACTTCGTGAACTGACGCGGGCGCCACTCACTGGTGTCCAGGAGGGCGGGTTGCTGGGCGTCAGTCTGAATCAGGGAGTGCATGTCTTGGCCTCGAGGAATCGGTTGATGGCGCTGGCCGGGATGCGCACCGTGCGGTGCCCCCAGCGGCGCACGGGATAAATCTCCCCGCGCTTGACCAGCAGCCAGATCGTCTGCCGGCTGACCCCTAGACGCTGGGCCGCCTGGGTGAAGGAATACTGCTCCTCGACCGGATGGGCGTCGCGAGTCATATCAGACGAGGATGGGGAATCCCTTGAACTCTTTTTTGGCCCGGCGCAGCGTGCGGCGGTAGCGCCAGGTGTCAACCGCCCAGCCGGCGCTGAGCGAGACGAGAATCATCAAGAATAGGATCAGGAAGGCTTCCATAGGCTTGTAACCATTGTTCGGAGGTTTTTCGAGCGAGCTCCCGAGCGGCGACACCGCCCGGGCAAGTGAGGATTTCGGCTTGAATCACGTGCGGCAAGGCCGCCAGCGCCTGCCACCAGCAATCGAGAAACCGCCCCACCGCCCGCCGGCCGGGAAGGATTTGACCGGGGAGGGCAGGCTTTAACCAAGGGTTCACATTAGAAGAGGCGAATGGGGCGGATGGGAGAGTGGTTGCGGGGGGAGGAGTTGCACCTCCGGCCTCCAGGTTATGGGCCTGGCGAGCTACTGCTGCTCCACCCCGCAAATGCGGCGCGCGGGCCAGCTCAGGCTCATAACCTGAAGTGGCCGGCCCGGCGCCAAAGTCTGACTGCCGACAGGAGGGACAGATGTTCGGATCATCCCACCGCCCCACCGGCCGGTAGGCGCCACCACACATGCGGCAACAGGTAATGGGCATCAGGCGCCCTCCCATCCCGGAGGGTCCGGCAGGAACATCCAGTGGGTGGAATCCACAATGAGACAATTCGAGACCGTTTCCCGCCAGAACCCTTCAGCGCGATACGCCAATCGCACCTCGACGTTCCTCCCCAGGCTGGAGACGAGCACGTCCGTATCGTCCTCGGGCAGGTGGTCGCGCACCGAGATCCACTGGACCAGGCGCGGAATCGGCGGCGGGGCGGGTGTTTTTTTGCGAGTTTTCAGCGGCATAGGATTTTACCGTTTCGGAGGGGCTTAACGCCTTCGTACAGGTGGCCGTGGCGTTTGGTGGCGTAAGGCTTGAGCTCGGTCAACACGGCCTGGCGCAGCATCCAGGTCCAATTAACGCCGGGATTTTTTTCGCGCCAAACGGAGAGCAGGTCGCGGAGCGGATCAGTGCGGAAGGCTAGGATGAGTGGAACTTCTTTGTCGTTTTGTCCGTTAAACCGTTTCATGCGTCGTTGAACGTTTAATAGGTTTAACGGTTGCCGTCAACAAAAACTTTAAAAGAAGGTTGACATGTGTTTAACAGAATGCGACAGTAGAGCGCAATGACGCGGGTTTTAGCTTGCACAAATAATCTCCGAAAGTCTTGTTGAAGCCATCAAAATCTTCCAACGCAAATCACCAAAGGACACGAGGGAGCCATTACGCCAAAATTCTCCGTAGTGTTCCCATCGACCCCTACCCCCCACCCCCCTGCCGCGCGCCGGACCCCCCCCCCCCCATCGAACTGGGGCGCGCGGTTCTACGCAGGCCAGTCGTGCACCGTCCAGCCGTCAGGATTCACAACACTATCCACAACACCAAGCATATGACTGCGTATTTGATGGGGAATACATGCGTTGACACCAGACTCATCAGCTGGACAGCCTAGGTGACCAGGTCACGGCGCAGGCAGCCTGGGGGCCGGG